AACTATACAGGCAGATTGGGCGCAAATTGTGAAATTCGGGGGCATCGCACATTTACAAGCAGATGCTTTACCTGAACCCTGACACGACCAACACGATTACCGTTACTTGGACCGAGCGAGCCAGCACCGGGGACCGCTACATCTTGCGACTCACGAGCATTGCCAAGAACACCACGACCGATTTCACCCTGCTGAAATCCGCAAACCTGTCATCTTATACCAACCGCTATGACCAATTTTCGATTGCCGTGGGGTCGCTTGAAACAGGCTCGTATAAATATGAAGTTTACGATACCAATAGCACGGTTACCGCTGCTTTGGCGGTCGTTGAAACGGGCTTGGCATTTATACAAACCGCAACGATAGGGTTCAATACCTACGCCAATTCAATTACTTACAACACCTTCCTCGCATCCAGCGTGAGGGTATTCGACTCAACCTTTGATTCAACCTTTGCCTAATGAGCGTACAAACACGAAGCGACCTCCAAGCGAGCGCCTTAACCATTACCAACGAAACCGCTGCCGGGGCGAACACCGCATCCCGTGTAGGCGGTCTATTCGACGACCTTGCTGATACCGCAACGCTTGACCGGGAGCGAGGCTTTGCGAACCTTTACCTCGATACCGACACGGCTTTCACCCCGACGCAGGGGCAAAGAGTCAAGTTGACAAGTGCGATGAAATCGGGCGTTTTGTCAACCTACAATTTCTCACGAACTACCAACTCGCTGACCTATACAGGCACAACAGGGGCGACCCTTCGCATCGCTGCATCCATGGTCTTGGCACAGGGCAACAATAACCAAATCAAGGTTTACATCGCCAAGAACGGTACAACGATTGACCAGTCAATGACTGACATCACAACGAGCCACACGAACGGCCATGCGATTTATACGGAGGCATACGTTACTGGTGCGGTCAACGATGAGTTCACCATCTACGTCAACGCAATCGATAGCGGTGGAAGTATTACGATTTCAGCCCTTTCATTTACCATCCAAACGCTATGAGTAATAAATCTACTCAACACTTCACCCAATGGTTGGGGATAGAGCATAAGGTTCCCGTGATGCTGGAGAACCGCTCCGGCAAATACATCACCTACGGCTTTGCCAACGAGTACCCCTACTACCTCCTTGACAACTATCGCAGGTCATCCAAGCACAACGCCATCGTGAATGGTAAGGTGAACTACATCATGGGCGGAGGATGGCAGGCAGGGGATGACTTGACCGTGGAGCAGCAGGCCCGATTCATCAAGTTTTTTGACGGACTTTCCAGCACGGAGGATCTGAACGACATCACCGAGAAACTGGTCCTTGACTTGGAACTATTCAACGGCTTTGCGGTTGCGGTTACTTGGTCCAAACTTGGGACCATCGCTAAGATGGAGCATATTCCGTTCGAGAAGATCCGTGTGGACAAGGAGGAGAAGATGTTTCAGGTCGCTGACTGGTACAACGACGACATGATGCAGTTGTTCCCCAAGGTCGGGGACATCGAGAAAATCCCGGCCTTCGACCCGGAGAATCGCCTCGGAAAGCAGTTGTTCTACTATCGGGTCTATGCTGCAGGCGTGAAGCACTATCCTTTGCCGGAATACATCGGAGGCAACGCTTGGATTGAGGCAGACGTACAGGTGGCGAACTTCCACAACAACAACCTACGCAACAACTTTTGGGGCGGTTACTTGATTAATTTCAACAACGGCATCCCGACCCCCGAAGAACAGGGCGACATTGAGAGGCAAATCAAACGCAAGTTTTCGGGAACGGATAACGCTGGTCGCTTCGTTGTAACCTTCAACGACGATGCAGCCAAGGCCCCGACGCTGGAACCGCTCACTCCGAGCGACATGGATAAGCAGTTCGAAATCCTGAACAAAGCCATCCAGCAAGAGATATTCATCGCACATCGTGTAACGAATCCAGCGTTATTCGGTGTCAAAACCGAGGGCCAACTCGGAGGAAGGACTGAATTAGTCGAGGCTTACGAACTATTCAAGGCCACCTACGTCAACGACCGGGTGCGCAAGGTGGAGCGGATGATCAATTATTTGGGATCCTTCAATGGCGTGGAAGGTATGGAACTGATACCTGTGGAACCCATCACGGAGCGACTAAGCGAACAAGCCCTGTTGCAGATAATGACCCAAGACGAATTGAGGGAAAAAGCAGGTCTGCAACCGCTTGAGAAACCTGCCGACGTGGTTGGACCTAACCCCCAACCCGACGAGCAACCGCAAGCCGTGGAGCAACTTGCCAGCAACGACAACATCAAGAAGTTGTCAGGCCGTGAGTACCAAAACCTGATGCGAATCGTGCGTCAGTATATGCAGGACAAAATCACGCTGGAAATGGCTCGGACCATGTTGTCAGCGGGCTTTGGCTTATCGGCCGAAGAGATTGACACGATGCTGGGCGTTCAGTCCCAAGAGTTCAGCGAACCGACTTGGGGCGAGGAAGACGACGAAGACTACGGATGGGGGGACGAAGAGTTCAAGGTCTTGGAAGTGGTTGCAAGCAAGTTCGGATGCCATGCAGACGATTACCACGTGATGCACTCCAAGCCGATGCGGTTCGACACCAACATCGACGAAAACATACGGTTGGCCTTTGCCGAACTGGGCGAGGAAGAAGTCGAACTGGACAAGAAGATTGAGGCGTATCGCAAGAAGAACCGGGACGCATCGGTTGAAGAAATGGCAAAGGAGTTCGGGGTCAGCAAAGCCAAGGTCGCCAAGCGGGTCGCTTACCTAATCACCAAGGACCGCTACCCTATCAGCCGGGCCGTGGACAAGATTGCCGAGCAGAACCTTCCAAAGAACGTGAAGGAAGTTGCCGAGCCAGTCTTAGAGGTGCGCTACAAGTACGCTTGGGCGACAGGGTTCAGCAACAAAGACAAGCGGTCAAGCCGAGAGTTCTGCAAGGTCATGCTTGACTTGGCCGGGCAAGGCAAAGTTTACACCCGTGAGGACATCGACGGGATTTCTGCAATCATGGGTTACTCCGTATGGAATCGCAGGGGCGGTTGGTATCACACCCCCAGCGGAGTGAATCGCCCGCAATGCAGGCACGTATGGGAGCAGCAGTTGGTCATCCGCAAAGGCAATAAAATCAGCAAGGCATGAAGGCACTATTCATAAGCGAAGAAACGCTGCTCGACAACTCGATAATCAACGAGAACGTCAGTTACACGCAGATACGCCCAACGGTTGTCAAGGTCCAAGAGATGCGGATTCAGCCCATCGTTGGCTCTCCGTTGTACGGGGAACTGGTTACGCAGGTCGTCAGCGGTTCAACGTCTGCACTCAACCAAACGCTGCTGGAGGACTACATCCAACCCGCAATGATTCAATGGCTCTACTACGAGTTGCCCATGGTTCTTGCGTTTAAGTACATGAACAAGGGGATGGTCCGTAGAACGAGCGAGGAATCAAGCCAAATGAGCATGGAAGAGATTACACGGCTGACCGATAAGGTCAAGAACGATGCCGAGTGGTATTCCGAGCGGATTACTCGCTACCTCATGGAGAACCGCAATTCATACCCCTTGTGGAACTCGCCTCCATCGGCCCTTGACACCATCTACCCGAACGCTACGAACTACCGCACCGGGATGGTCTTGGACCGCAACCGAAGAATGGGAATCAGCAACCTTGACTACCCCTACCCCTACGGTCAATTCGGGGCGTGTAATGACTGCTGACGATGGGAGCGCACAAAAAGAACATACTGAAACTGCAAAACTATGTCTTGGATAAAAATCAAGCAGGCTCTCTTGGACCTTGCAAATGCTCATCCACAGGTCAACTCGTTCGGGACGGGCGACCCTCTTGCGGTAGGCACGGACAACACGATAAATCTTCGAACCCCAAGCCGTGAGCGTATCGTCTATCCGCTCGTTTTTGCGGACGTTCAGTCTGCAAATACTGACGCTGGTACTTTGGACTTGGTGGTTGGGGTATATTTTAGTGATAGAGTTGAGTCCATTAAGCCGATGGGCGGAGTGGTTTCGGGCAGCCCTACGTTGGGTTGGCAGGATAACGAGGACGAGGTTCTAAGCGACCAGTTACAAATCGCACAGGACTTCATTTCAAGCCTTACAAACGACCCAAGCGAGGACTGGACCCTTTCATCCAGCGTATCGCTTACCCGCTTTGTAGAGAGCCGAGACGACCGCACGGCAGGCTGGCAGGCGACGATGACCTTTGAGATTCCTTACTCTCACTCCGTTTGTGAAATTCCAACCTAAAAGACATTTACAATTAAACGCTAAAAAATGCCTACACCCATATTGCAACAAATGCTCGGTCAGG